ACCTTATCACCCTTCATCAGCGTGAGTTAGAAAAACTGAAAAATCTCAAAAAAGCGTGTCTTGAAAAGATGTTTGTTTGAGTAAAATTGGCGAATTTTGAAAGTAAGGAGGAAATCTAAATGATTTTTAATAAAGAGTCGGATTTTGAAGAGGCTTTGATAAAAATAAAACTGAGGATTTAGTTAATGAAGTGTATTGGACTTGTAAAGAGTTTAATATTGATATTATATTAGCTGATAAACAAGGATTTGGAATAGATTTTATTGATTCTTTTAAATCTAATATAAAATCAGATGATGTAAATATAAGAGAATTAAGCATATTAAAAATAGATAATTATAAAGCTTTTATAAATATAAAACAGGATTTAGAAAATGGATATCTTAGATTTTTACAAACCCCTGAAATGGCTATTAATTCATATCAAAAATCATTTTTAGGATTTACTAATATGATGAAATTTCATCAAGAAACAACTAAATTAATTGATGAAATTGAAAATATAGAATTAGTTGCTAATGGTACACAAAATATAATATATAAAAGAAAAGATGAAACTATTGGTAAAAGTAGATTTAATTGTTTATTATTATATTATGCTTATCCTGAAATAGTTATTGTTGATAAAAACGAAGAATATTATGAAAAACAATATAAAGTATTTAAAAGAATGACTCAATATGAAGTTATTCATGGTGTATTTTATAAATATATGTTTAAAGCTGTTGAAAATGATAATATAAAGACTATATTTTATTATGAGAATAAAGGTAAAATAGAGCAATTTAGAAATATTATTATGGAAAATAAATTTAAAGAATTATTCAATTTATATATTAATAGAATAATTTCATGTAAAGACAGTTTATCAATATTTTTTAATAATGGAAGTTCTATTGAATTTAAAGTTGGAAATGATAGTTCAAGAGGATATAGATATCATTTTGCTGTAGTTGATACTGATATAAATATGGATAATTTTTGTAATGCTATCGAATGTAAAGGTGTTTTATTTGATATAGCTAAAGAAAAAGGTTTATTAAAAGATAATTATAATATTGAATTTGTACAAATGTAAGAAGTTGGTTAAATATCAACTTCTTTTTTATTTTGAATAAAAGGAAGTGAATAAATTTGAGTAAAGGAAGACCTGTAAAGAATAAAACAATAAAATCTATAATACCTGATAAAAAAAAATGTGATGATTGTAAAAAGGAATTGATTATTAGTAATTTTTATAATACTAATAATGTTTTAAGTGATGGGAAATCTAGCATATGTAAAAAATGTACAAAAAAAAGAATTAATTATAATAATATGCAAAGTATATATGATGTTTTAAAAGGTCTTGATATTCCATTCTTTTATTCTTATTGGGCAACTTGCAAAGAAAAAAATCCTGAAGATCCTTGGACGATATATATTAGAATAGCAAATTCAAAAATGAATGAATTCAAGACATGTAGATGGAAAGATTCTATTTTTGAACCACAATTAAATAATGATAATATAAATAATATTACAAATATTATTCAACAAAGCAATTCAAAATTAGAAGATTTTATAATAACAGACTATATAATTGATAAATGGAATTATGGATATTCAAAAGAAGAGTATTATTATTTTGAAAAAAAATACAATCAATTAAAAAACAACTATCTTGAAAAAACTTCAATGCATACAGAAGCATTATTAAATTATATACGATATAGAGTAAAAGAAGAACTATCTACTGCTAAAGGGAATGTAAAAGAAGCAAAAGAATGGGGTCAATTGGCAAAAGATGCTGCTACTGCTGCAAAAATAAACCCTAGTCAGTTAAGTAAAGCTGATTTGTCTGATGGACTGTCAACATTTAGTGAATTGTCTCAAGCAGTTGAAAGAGAAGTTGATATAATACCAATATTACCAAGATTTAAATGTAGACCAAATGATGCATTAGATTTTAATATATGGTGTTATATAAATTACATTAGAGATATGAAAGGATTACCTCCTTGTGAGTATGAAGATGTTTATAAATTTTATGATAAAAAAGTTAAAGAGTATATAAAACAATATGGAGATCCATATGGTATTTTTTCTGATGATACTTCTGTAAAAAACAGAGATAATATTAAGAAATTTATTAGTGAAGAAGGTGATTAAATGTCTTCATATAATAAATTTCAGTCTGATAATGCTAAATATTCTAAGAAAGAAAGTAGGAATAATTATAATCCAGAATTTAATAGTACAGTTGAAGCTACAGGCAAAAAAGAATATAGTCAATTACGTAGTAATTTAGATAAATATGTTGATTTTTTGTCATGGGCAAGGTGGTATCCAGATTTATTCCTTGACCTAATAAAGCCAAAAACTGGTGGAATAAAATTACATTCAGATCAAAGAACATTTATGAGAGTAGCAGTTAGATTTGCTAGTTTATATGGTGTTTATCCTAGAGGTTGGGGAAAGACTTTTAATGAAGAGATTGTAATGTTTGTTATGTGTGTTTTGTTCCCTGGAATAGAATTCTCACTTACTGCTCAAACAAAAGAGAATGCAGCAGAATTATTAAAGGATAAATATAATGATATACTAAAAAAATATCCTTGGTTTAAAAATGAAATATTTGATTCAAAATTTCCTAAAAATGATGCAGAAATAAAATTTGTAAATGATTCAAGAATTGATGTATTAGCTAATTCACAAGCTTCTAAAGGACAAAGAAGACATATAATAATGATTGAAGAAAGTGCATTATTAGATGATTTTACTTTTCAAGATGCATTATTTCCTATTGTTGAACATGGTAGACCAACAGTTGGTAAATTAGGAATAATCAATCCAGAAGAATTAAATCAAAAAGTAAACTTTTTTACTACTGCTGGATTTAGAGGAAGTGATGAATTTAATAGAAATATTAGAATGATTGATGAAATGATGGAATGTACTGGTCAAATGGTTATGGGATCAGATTGGCATCTTGGATGTTGGTATGGTAGAGGTTCTACAAAACAACAAATATTAAACAAGAAAAAAAGCATGTCTCCAACCGCTTTTGCACAGAATTATGAATCAAAATGGGTTGGAAGTACAGACGGAGCAGTTGTTGATATAACTAAATTATTAAAATTAAGAACATTATCTGTTCCTGAAAATGAATCTGATGGACATTCTGAATATTATGTTAGTATGGATGTTGCAAGATCTCAAAAAAGTTCTAATAATCAATCATCAATAGCAGTTTTAAAAATAATAAGAAATAAAGAACAAAGAATTGTATCTATAAAATTAGTAAATATAATAAATTTACCTAATGGATTAAATTTTACAAGTCAAGCAATAGAATTTAAACGTATAAGAAATATATATAATGCTAAAAAAGCAATTTGTGATGAAAATGGTCTTGGAAAAGGTTTAGTTGATGAGTTATTAAAGCAACATATAGATCCAATTACAAAAGAAACATTGGATTGTTGGGATACTATTAATACTGAACATGAACCTGATATTAAAGGTTCTGAAAAATGTTTATATGCATTACATTCCCAAGGTATTCAATCAGATATAGTAGTTAAATTTATAGATGCAGTTGAAAGTGGTCAATTACAATTATTAGAAAAACATCAAGATAATAATTATATGAATAATAATAATGATTATTTTAGAAATATTGTATTGCCTAAAATACAAACAGATTTATTTATTGAAGAAACCGCAAATTTAAAAATTAAACATATGCAAGGTGGAAAATTATCTGTAGAACAAGTTACTAAAAGTGTTGATAAAGATAGATTTATGGCAGTTGCATATGGAATATGGTACATAAAGAATTTTGAAGATAAAAATATTAAAAAACCAAAACAAAACCTTTCTTCATTATTTGTATTTAAAAGACCAAAAATTATTTAAAATTATTAAAATAAAACTATAGCAGGAGGTGACACAGTTTGTCTCAATCACAAATATTAACACTTGAAGAAAAGAAAAAAATAATTTTTGAACGAATTAATAAAATAATTCTTCAAAATATGAATTCTACTTTAAAAGATACTACTGTTAAAATAAGATCTTATACTAAAGAAGATATTCGTAAATTTAATGAAAATCCAGCATTATATCAAAAACAATTATATGAAATTTCAAATTATTTATATATAGTGTCATCTCATTATCGTAGATTAATTCATCATTTTGCTTTATTACCTACATTTGATTATCATATAAAAGTTTTTTCATTAAATCAAAAAAAATCAAATAAAAAAATGTTTGAGCAAACATACTATAAAGTTTCAGAATATTTGGATTTTATGAATTTAAAATATGAAATACCAAAAATTATGATAAATTGTATAAAAAATGATGTATTTTATGGTTATGTATATGAAACTTCAGATACATTTTTTATTAGAAAATTAGAACCTCAATATTGTAGTATATCTAGTATTGAAAATGGTTTATTAGTTTATCAGTTTGATTTTTCTTATTTTAATAATAAAAAGGAAAGACTTCAGGAATTTGGTGATGAGTTTGTAGCTAAATATGCTTTATATGAAAAAAATAAAAAAAATAATCGTTGGCAAGAATTAGAGCTAAAAAATACATGTTGTTTTAAATTTAATGATGATGAGTTAGTTTTTAATATTCCTCCATTTTCAGGAGTATTTGAAAGTGTAATAGAATTGGATGAGTATAAAAAATTAAAACTTAATAAAGAAAAGATAAATAATTACAAAGTTATATTTGAAAAAATACCTTTAGATACAAAAACTGGAGATGTTGATGCTTTTTTAATATCTTTAGATCAAGCTTTAACATTTCATGGAATGACTGAAACTGCTATAGCTGAAAATGTTGGTCTTGCATTAACACCTTTTGATATTACAACTGTAGATTTTAAATCTGATACTGCTGATTCGAATAAAACTAATGAAGCTATAGAAAGTTTTTGGAATGGATGTGGAGTAGCTAGTGGGTTAATGGGAAGTGATAAGGCTAATAGTGGATCAATTATTCAAATGTCTACTAAAAATGATGAGGCAATATCATTTAAATTATTAAGACAAATTGAAAAATGGATCAATTATAGATTGTTAAAATTTAATGCTTCTGATTATAAATTTAAAGCAGAATTTATTAATTCAACAATTTATAATATATCTGATTTGGTTAATCAATATAAAGAAATGTCAACTTATGGACATCCTGTATTAACTAGGTTAAATGCTTTATTAGGTATGAATGGTGAAGAAGTTATAAATATGAATTATTTAGAAACCGAAGTGTTAAAACTTAATGAAAAATTTAAACCACTTCTTAATAGTCATGTTATTTCTGGAGATAAAAAAAGTGGTAGACCTGATAATGGTAAAGTATCAGATAGTAAAGATAAAACTATAGAATCTGATAGTAATATAGATGGAAATAGAGTTAAGAGGTGAAGATATGTATTTTATTCATTGTTTTGATGTAAATTTAAAAAATGAATTATTACAAAAAGGATTTAAACTATTATCTGAAAATAATGGTTTATGTATTTTTGAAAATAATCATAATATAAATTTTAATTTTAAAGAAGTTGATAAATCACAGTTTGTTTTTACTAATAACATGTTCTTTTAAGGTGGTGATAAATATTGAGTAAAGTTAAAGAACTACAACATGTATCACTTGCTACTACATATGAAACTGATAATACTTTTGATTCAGATAAGTTTATTAAAATGCGTTTAAGGGTTTGTCATGATGGTGTGAACCCTAATAAAAGTTCATTTGAAGTTTCAGATATGGAGAAAGCACAAGATTCCATTAAAAATATTCCAGTATTAGCAAATGTAATATTTGATGAAGAAGGTAATCCTCAATTTGGTGGTCATGATATGGCTTTGGAGAAAAGTAAAGTAAATGAAGAAGAATATAAATTAATTTACAAAGAAACTCCAATAGGTATAGTTCCTGAAAGTTGTAATCATACAATTGAAAAATTTAATGATAAAAATTATGTATTTGTTGATGCTTACATATGGAAAGGATATTCTAACTATGCACAAGATATTATAGAACGTGATAAAGATATCAAACTTTCTATGGAAATAGCTGTAGATGCGTATAATTACAATGCTAAGAAAAAATGCTATAACATAACTGATTATAGATATACAGGTATTACATTTTTAAATAAAGATTTTGGTACAGGAATGGAAAATGCTTTAGCAACTACAGGTACATTTGAAAAGCAAGAAGATAATGAGGATTCGAAAGAAAAGCTTATTATGATGATGGAAGAGTTAAAAGAAACTTTATCCAATTATAATATAAATAAAACTAAAAAAGGAGGTAATGAGGAAGTGAATGAAAAACTTGAATTGCTTAAAAAGTTTAATTTAACAATTGAACAGTTAGATTTTAATATAGAAGATATATCTATAGAAGATCTAAAAGTTAAACTTAATGAAAAATTTAATACAAATAAAGAAGAAGATAATAAAGAAGAAGGAAATAAAGAACCTGAAAAGTTTGTAAAATCTTTTGAACTTTCCCATTCTGATATAAAATATGCTTTATATAAATTATTATCAAAAAATGAATCAGAAGATAATGAATGGTATTTTATTGATCAAGTATATGATGATAGATTTGAATATATAAATTGGGATGGAACAAAGATATTTAGACAATCATATAAAAAAGATGGGGATAATGTATCTTTTGAAGGAGATAGGATTGAATTATTTCAAGAAAGATTAACTACTGAAGAAAAAGAATCATTGGATAAAATGAGAAGTAATTATTCAAATCTTGAAACAGAAGTTAATACACTTCGTGAATTTAAAGTAAATACAGAAAAAGAAGAAAGAGAAGAATCTGAAAAGGTTTTGTTTGAAGAATTTGAAGATATTAAAGATGTTCCTGAATTTTTAGAACTTAAAAATAAAGCTTCTGAATATGATTTAGAAACTTTAGCTGAAAAATGTTTTGCAATAAGAGGAAGGAAAAATTCTACTTTTAACTTTAGCAAAAAACTAACAAATATTAAAATAAAAATCAACCATGATAAAGAAGATACTTCAGAAGATGAAGATGGTTATGGTGGATTAATGAATAAGTATATTAAAAAATAATTGTAAATTGAAAGGATGGTATAAATTATGGCATATTCTATAGCTAATTTAGCAAATGTTAAATCAAAGAAATGTGGACATATTTTAAATGTTGTGAGTTCAGATGCACTTGAAAATGGATTTATAGTTTTTGCAGGTGATAATGTTACTGGAGAAAGTGAACTTCGTTCAGCAGTTAAACCAGTAACTGCAAAACTTACTACTGATTCAGCTTATTTAGTATATTCTGACGAAATTCTTTATGATGAATCTACATATAAAAAGAAACAGTTAGGTGCATTTAATATAGCCGCAAATACACCAACTAAAGCATATGAATTAAATGTTAATGATGAAATTGAAGTATCTTATGATGGTTTAACTTTATTGTCAACTGATGCAGTAGTTGGAAATTATGTAATAGCTGCTAATAATTCATATAAAATGACTGAATCAGGAACTTTAACAGGAACAGAAGTATTTGCAGGTGTAATAACTGCTATAAAAACTGTTGGAACATTACAGTATGTTGGTAGTGATGGTCAAGTTGCAAATCAGTATAAAATGGTTACTATTAGAATTATAAAGAACTAATTGATTATTAATATAAAACAGGAGGTATAGACATGGATAAAAATTTAATTAAATTATTTGTTGATGCTGGAAAAGGCACAATGAATAAATTTTCAAAAGAAGATGGAAATAAAGCAGTTCGTGAAGCATTGATTGAACTTTGTGGAACTGATAAACCAGATCATAGAACATTTAGAAGACATAAAAATGAAATATTTGAAATAGTTGAAGTTGCTCTTGATGAAATAATTACTTCAGGTTGGTCAGATAATCCATTTTTTGAACAGTTTGTTGAGTATAAAAGTTCAAATCTTGGAGATAAGAATGAATTTATTGTACCAGATAATTCTATTTTGACTGTAGCTAAATTAGCTAGAGGAAATTGGGATTTTAAAACTCAGAGACTTGATGAAGGTACATCTTTCTCAACTACAGTATCAACTTATGGAGTTGGTGTAGGTGAATCTTTGTTAAGAATTATAGCTGGAAGAATGGATTGGAGTAAACTTGTTCAGAAAGCACAAGAAGGTTTTGAAAATAAAATTAGAGATGGTATATATTCTGCATTAAAAGGAAGTATTACATATTTACCTAGTGCATTTAAACAAACAGGTTCTTTTGCAACTGCAAATTTACAAGCAATAGTAGATCATGTAAGAGCAGCAAATGGTAATGCACCAGTAGTTATAACTGGTACAACTACTGGATTATCAAATGTTTATAGTACTCCAGATATATCATGGTCTGATATAATGAAAGATGAATATAACAAAACTGGTAAAGTTGCTTTTTGGAGAGGTATACCTTTGCTTGATATTCCACAAGTACATACTGCAAATACATTTACATTTGCAATAGATGATACTCAGTTGTATGTAATTCCTGCAAATACTAAACCAATTAAAATATTTGAAGAAGGTCAAGCAATGATAAAAGAAGACAATGATGCTTCTACTTCAATTGATATGTCTGTTGAATATAAAATGATTAAAGAGTATGGTATTGGTTGTATATTCTCAAATCTATATGGAATGTATGATATGTAAGATTGTACTAATTAATAATATAAGTTTTTAAATAAGCAGGTGAAAATTAATCCACCTGCTTATTTTATTAAATTTATTGAATAAAAGGAGATCACAAATATGGCAAATATTAAGAAAAATAATACAAATGTTGAAAATAAAATTGATGAATTAAATAAAAATAATGATGAAATAAGTTTAGAAGTTAAAGAAGAAGTTAAAGAAACAAAACCTACAAATAGAAGAAAAGCTACAGTAATTGATAGAAATGAAATGATTCCTTGTAGAAGTATAGTTAATGGAAAATTAACTTACATATCAACAAGAACTGGATTAATGACTGTTTGGAGTGATTATGGAATAGTTGAATATATAGATTATGGTGAACTGCTAACTATGAGAGCATCACAACCAAAGTTTTTAAATAAACCTTGGATAATAATTGAAGATGAAGATGTTGTTAATTCTATATCAGGTTTAAAAGCATTGTATGATCAATTATCTGATATTGGTGAAGATTTAGAGTTATTTTTTCAGAAAAAACCTCAAGAAATTGAAAAAATATTAAATAAACTTCCAAATAGCACTAAAGCTTTAATAGCAAGTAAAGCAAGAGAAATGATTGATAATGGTACTTTGTATGATTTAAGAATTATTAATATAATTGATAAGATAATGTATACTGGTTTGAAAGATTTTATAAGATAGAAAGGGGTTGAGTTAAATGTCTACCCCATATAGTGAAATATATGATTTGTATTCAGGAATGTGTAGTGATTATGAATTTTTAAATTTGTCAACTCAAGAACAAGATGAAATTTTAGAAGGTTGGTTATTAATTGCTGTAGGAGAATTTAAGAAATGTAAAATTGATTTATCTGATAGAGATAGTACTTTAAAACAATTTAATCAAACTTTGACTGATGATATTAAAAACATTCTTGCTAAAGGAATACTTAAAAACTGGCTTTCACCAAAATTATACACAATAGATAACTTAAAGAATCATCTTTCTACCAAAGATTTCCAATTATATTCACCTGCCAATATTTTAAAAGAGATTAGGACTACTTATAATGAAGTTAAAAAAGATTTTGATAGAGAAAAAATAAAATATGGATATGATAATTTTGATCCATTAAAGGATTTGATGAAATCATGATTACAGTAAATTATGATGTATTTTCAGATGAAAGTTTTAAAAATTATCTTAATTTCTTAATTGGTCAATTGTATAAAAGTCTTTGTTTAAAGGAAGATGATGATAAAAATTTAATAAGTTATCTTGAATCTCTTAATAGAGAATTAATTGGTAGTAAAGAATTGATTATATTTTTAAAGAATGATGCTAGATTTATAAGTATGTTAACTAAAATTCAATATTTGATATCTGAACCAAATACTACACATAAGATATTTAAGAAAGAAATATTTGCTTGTATATCAATTGTTCAAAAATTATTAGAAAAATATGGAGGTGAGGTTAGGTGAGTATAAGATCTGCTAATTCAAATAGAGTTTTAGCTAAGGGTGATACTTATTCAGAAAGAGTTAAAAATAGTTTAATTGCAGATATAAATAATGGTTTTATATCATCTAATCCTTCATATTTTGATGTTTTATTTAATGATAATATAACAACTACAGGAGTTCAAATAACTCAATTAGGTTATGATACTTCTGATAAAGCAAAATATAAAATAGTTATGAAACCTAATGTATTATTGAATTGTGGAGATATTATAACTTGGAGAAGTAAGAAATGGTTAGTTACTTCAGTTCAAATGTTTAATGATATATATTATTGGGGAGTTTTGCAGGAATGTAAGAATATCCTTAAATTCTACAAAAACGCAATTTTATATCAATTACCTTGTATATTTAATAATGGCAGTATAAATATGACTGATGGGAAATTCATGAGTTTGCCTTCAGGTCACTATATGATTCAAATAAAGAATGATAATATAATTACTAAAGCTGATTTGAATTTGAGGTTTATATTAAATGGTTCAGCTTATAAAATTGAAGGCATTGATAATTCTCAAAATGGATTGTTGAAAATTGAGATAGTTGATGATCAGATTAATGATGATGATAATATTCAATTAGGTATTTGTAATTATTATAGTAATCAAAAATCAGAACCTACTCCTTCTACTGAAGGTTGGACAGTTTCTTTAACTCCTACAACTGAAAAATTAATGTTAGGTAGAACTTTAGAATTAACAGCACATGCTTATAATAATGGTGTTGAAGATAATACAAAGTTCTTTTTATATACTGTTACAAATGAAGATGGTAGTACTAATTATGTTACAACTACTATTCTTACTAATGTATGTAAATTAGTTGCTGGAACAAAGTCAACTTATGCAGGCAAAATTATTAATGTTCATTGTGCATTATTAGGTGATCCTACAGTTTATTATGATAGAAAAATTAAACTAGTATCATTCTAAGGAGGTGTAAAATATGCAAATGGGTCAGTCTTTGTCTGAATTAAAAACTAAAGTACTTAATAAAATAATTAATGATGAAGAATTAGTTAAAGCTATAATTATTAATAATGAAAGTTTCTTGGATATTACTCCTACTCCTGAACAAAATGCTATTTTACAAACTCCTGAAAGTTTAATAAGAACTCAAGTAATGCCATATAACAATATTACAAGTAGAACTAATAAGGATATGACTTATATTACAAGTGCTTGGGTTGATTTTAAGAAAATAAGTAAAACTTATAAAAATGGTTTAATATATTTTAATATCATTGTACCAAACGAATATGAAAAAACAGATTTTGGTATTAGATATGATTTTATTGCAGATAAATTAGATAGTATTTTATCAAATCAAAATAATATTGGAGAATTTGAATTTTATGAACGTGGTGATATTCCTATAGATACAGATCATTTAGGTCATTTTATATCATTTAGAATCTTGGATTTTTATGGAGTGTGATATAAATGCTAAAAGATGAATATTTACTTCGTGAAATTCAATTATCTAATGATCTAGGAACAATAATAGTACCAACTGTAAAAGAAGTATTAAAAATAAAAGAAGAAAATTTAATAAATTTATTATATCCTTTCTTTATTGAACCTAAAGAAAATAATGAAGATATAAAATTATTTGATGTTTTCTTTTTTAAAGATGAAAATGGAAAATTAACAGATTTATTGATACTTTTAGTTAATGTTCTAAAGTTTATATATAAAAATGATCAAGTTGAATTTGATACAGACATTTATGGAAATATAAATATAAAAATTTCTGATGCAAAAATAAATAGAGATAATTTTGATATATTAAGTGAAACAATTCGTGATTTATTCTTTGTTCCCAAGCCAAAAGAAAAAGAGAATGAAATTATACAAGTATCTGAAGAAAATAAAGCAATCCTTGAAGAATATTTAAGATTAAAGCAACAACATGAATTAGAAATGGAAGAGTTAAATAAGAAAAATCATAAAACTCTACATCAAATAATTACTATTGTTGCTAGTCAATGTTTTTGGGATTATGACAAAGTATTAAATATGACATATTACAGATTGATTAATAGTTATATGTCTATATTTAAAATAGATAATTATGAAACATATCGTAGGTATGTCACCAGTGGAAATTTTGATATGAAAAACCATCAACAAAAACACTGGACTGATGAAGTAGGTAAATAATTAATAAAATAAAATAAAATTAAAGGAGGAAATAATTATATGGTAAATTATGGAATAAAAAACTGTTGCAAGCTTGCATTTTATAAGAAGTCAACAGGAGCATTGGCAGCATATTTCCCATTTGGTAATTCATTGTCAATTAATATAACAGGTGACAGTGTTGAAGCATTAGCAAATGGATCAACTATAATTACTTGGCAAGCTAACCGTAAAGCACAAGCTACTCTTAACTCACAGACTATAAGTCCAAAATTATTGACAATTGTTTTAGGTGCAACAAATACCACTTTGGCAAATGGAACTATGGTTCAATTTGAAAGTGGTAAAATTGGAAGTTCTTCCCCTACATATACATTAACTAAAACACCTTCAATAGGTACATTATCTGTATTTCTTACTGAAGCTGATGGTGCAACTGTAATTTCAGAACTTACAGCTATAGAATCAAACCCTGATGCAACCCAATATTCAATTTCTGGAAAAGTTATTACAGTAAATGCTACAAATGCAAGTAAAAATATACTTTGTATTTATGCTAAAGATGGAACTGATATTGATAAAATTACTATTAGTGCAAATCAATTTAGTGAAGCATATAAAATAGTTGGATTAGGAGTAGTACGTGGAGTTGATGGTGTTGATAGACTTCAGGAGGTAAATATTTCTTCAGCTACAGCTCAA